TCTTCCACACAATTCTTTCAGCAGCATCTCGATTCTGGCCGGATTCATCGGCTTCCTGTAGTTCCTTTTTGAAATAACTCGACTCTGGCGTTCTTCAATACTCAATGCTTCATTGGTCGGCAGTCCATAGCTTTGCTCCCAATAAGGAAGGGACCAGGTTGCCGTTTCCGGAAATGCCTGCTCCCTTAATTCGTTAATTGTGTCCTGCGCCAATGATAAAGGTACGCTCATAACCTCGAAAATCCATTTTCCCACATATGAGTTGTCGTAAATGGGGGAGATCATACCCATCATGTCCCTTGCAAGTTCTCTGGTTGGGAAGTTCTCTAAATCAAACATTTAGCTTCCCTCCTTCACCATGACAGACTTTGTGCTCGGATACTGATCAAGTTTGATTTTGATGTTTGAAATGCCGCCATTCATAAGCAACTCCTCAAAATCATCAACACCGGGCGTATTGGTAAGTACTGAATGTACCCAATTGTATTTCACTTCTCCTTCCGAATTTACGGTCTTGTAATACTTCGCAAGGCCAGTTTTGAAATCTTTTAGAACTTCTTCCTGGGCGTATCCATCTTCCAGTTCAATACTCTTGATGGTATAATCTATCTCTACCAGCTCCGGAGCGGAAACTGTCAAAATAGTATTCGGCGGTGCAAGCCTGTCCAGCGGGCTTTCAGGACTCATTATGTAGTTATATACTGCTTTCTGGAGTGTTTCGTTTGCAGCTTCTCCGTTTCCGTCAAGCACGATGATCTTTACCGTTTCTGGTCCGTTCCATTCCGGTACGACAATGGCCGTTCCTATTCCGGCTACCGACTCAGCCCAGCGTTTGTAATCTGACTCATTACCGATATAAGAATCGTCCATCTGCTCATTTGCCTCCATGATTCTCTCTCTCAGTTCATCGTCCGTCTCTTCCTCTGTACCGCCGGTTGCTTTTACAGGATTGGTGATCGATACAATTCCCTCTACCGGAACTGACATCATCGTAATTGTGTTTGCATTCACGTTTGATTCAACGCCGGCAATCATTGCTCTGGCGATTACAGTTCCAGTGCCATTTTCGTTCAGTACGCACGCCTCTTCGGTGGCAAACTCTATTGACTCCGCTTCCTCTGTCGCTGGCGTTGCGAATACTGTACCTGCAGCAATAATCTTTCCTGGCTCTCCAGTGATCTCGATTGTAACGCTAGCGAAGCTTGGTGCCTTTCTTGCCAGCCTTGCCATATTCGCCAAGTAATCCAGAAATTCTCCGCTACTCCATTGCGGAAACATCAGTTTCAACGTCTCCGGGATGTAATATTCCAACAATTCTGATGCAATCAATGCTGTCGGTCTGGTGAAATCCCAGGGGAACCCTGCTTCCGTTTTGTCTATATCGTCTGGAAGCATATCCATCATTTTCTGGTGGATCGTATCTACATCACACTCCTGCAGAAATGCAGGCACTGTAAAATTTTCTGCCATCTTAGTTCACCCCTTTCTCAAAGACAGTTGATATTGTTTCTTCCTCTTCCCACTGCGCTCCCTTGACAATGAACGAAACCACTGCGTCTCCAGAGCTGTAGTCAAAAATAAAATCTCGAACGTACTCTGTCGCAGGATGAACCAGCAACGCATCGGTAATCGTCCGCTCGATCTCACTTTCCCTCGAATCTCTATCCGGAAAATCTTCCATATGCTCAAATTCAGTGCCAATCTCATCGCTGTATGCCAGAAATGCTTCTCTTTCTGTCTGAACAACTTTCCAGCACCACTGCATATATGCTTCCCTGCCGTCTGCGCGAACCATTTTATTAGATCCGTCTCTTACGAAATCCCCTTTTTCGAAGTCGAACGCTACCGATGGACGATATCTTTCTTCGTATTCGGGATCATCCGGTATCTCCGGCAGGTCGAATACCGGAAATAACTGTTCTGCCATAAGTCCTCCCTATGATTTCTTTATCACATCAATTACAACTGGAGTGTTTTTCACCCATGTTACAAGGACGGTGTCTCCAGCCTGTATCTTCGGCAAACTCGCTGAATGTTCATGCCCTCCTCCAGAAATTTTAACCGTCAAACCAGAAACCAACCGTCCCAGGTAATATTCACCTCTGGGAATCGGAATAGGAAACGTATTTGTTGTCAGACTTCCATCTTTCCCGATGGTTCCAAAGTCTGACTCTACGTCCCCTATCCTATATTCCAGCGTTTCTTTTATTCTTTGTTGCAACACTCTGGCCAGTTTATTCATACCGGGATTGCCTCCCGCTGTATCTGCCACGCTTCCACCTCCTACTCAAAAGCTCCTTCATTAACCCAGCCTTCCACATTGCTTTTGTTATCCAGATGTTTCAAATGCCAAGGATGAGCTTTTCCGTTCCCTACACAATCAGGTCCCAATGTAATTTTCGCTTTTCCAGCAGTTGCTTTGTACCCTTTTGCACCCGGCCAACTGCTCACATAATGCGTACCGCCTTTGAAATACACCGTGTCTCCGACCTTGTATGTCTTCTTTTTTGTGTTATTCGAAGAATTGTCCTTTGCCGCAGGGGCTGTAGTTTCTTCTATCTCCATTGTCATCTGGCCGTTTTTAGCATTATGCTGAATACTGTTTACCAGATAATAGCCATTAAGAGAACCGACTTTCGCGTGGATCTTGTCTCCTTTCCGGATGCAGGGAATATCTGGCGCAATCAACTTGCTTGTGATTTTGGGACTTCCTTTCTCTTCCAGAATTTCATTTGCTTCCTTTTTTGCATCATCCAATGTATCACTCTTTGAATTGGTAATAATTGTTTGAAATACTCCGTATTGGGTTTTGCCATTGACAGTCGCTTCCACCTTTGCCGCCTCGTCTGTTTTTCCAGAAGAAATGATTTTTACCCTCGTAACCAAATTCGCAATACTGGTCTTATGGGTCGCCTGAGTAGAAACATCACCCGAAAAATGATAAATCTCTGTATTGCTGCCTTTCGCAACAACTTGAATTTTCAATTCTGTGCTTCGAACTATCGCAGCCACTCCACCTTTCTTCTTAGCTTCGTCCAGAACTTCCCGGATGATATCTCCCAACCTTTTATTTTTGAACAAAATCTTCTTATGCGCCACATCCGGGCCTGTATACTTCGAAATCGTAATACCCCATGATTCAAAGATTGCCGTCAGCACACTTTTTGTTTTCTTTCCGGCAGCAAAATAAACATTATCGCTACTTTTCTGCAAATTAAAAAGGTTGTCATAAGCGACGACGTTGAAAATATCATCGCTTTTTGAAACCTTCCTTTCGCATTCCACAATATTTCCCATCGCAACAATCCCTTTGCCGCTTCCCCAGTAGGCTTTTACTGCCACAATCGAATTGATCTTTACCAGGGAAGAAATTCGTTCTTTATTGTACAGTGCATTATACATATTAAAATGTATCTTCGTTGCCAACTCATCTTCATTTTCTTCCCACCCCAATTCCTCAACAGCCTGGGTAATGTTCAATTGCAACTTCTTTTCAGTAATAACGATCACTGTATACGAAACATTATTTACATTTATCAAGAGAACACCTCCTACTTCTTCGGAATAGTCAGCGTTGTTCCTGGATAAATCCAGTGGCCATTATCTGAAGATTTTTTGCCATGTTTCTTAGCTTCCGCTTCGATCTTGCTTTTATTCAGATTGTAGATTTCCGGATATCGAGAAGCTTTGCCTAATTGACTCTGCGCAATCCTATATAGCGTATCTCTAGATTTAATGGTATAGGTTGTTGTTTTGCTGCCTGTAGTGGATTTTTTGCTACTTTCCTTTGGTGCCGGCCTTTTAGGTGTGGAAGGTGTATCAATTTTTAACTCATTTGTGTTGAAAATCTTGATTTCCCTCGCTACGATAAATTCTATATCATAGTAAAAATCGCCGAGTCCTCCAGAATATTTGCCTTTAAAACTGGAGACATACACGCTGTAGTTTATACAAGTCCCTGTCACCAGTAAATTGCAAATAGTTCCTTCATCTCGGCACTGCTCTATACGCTTAATTAGTGTGTCGGGTTCAACCCACGCTGACACAAAAGAATGATTTTTTCTTGCTTTTCCCGGAAAGATTCCAGACCATGATATTTCCTTTATTCCCTGTCCCCTGGGGATTTTTATATCCCCAAGAGATATGATGGAATAGGTCATGAACTTTGCTTCTGCTCCAAGAGTGATTTTTTCCGGCATCATTGGGAACTGTGTCACCGCTCCGCCGGAAGGTCTGATCGATGCATTCATCTCTTACGCCTCCTGTACTGCCGGCATATTATTAAAGATCTTACTCATACGTTCTGCAATTTCATTTCCGAAATCGTCTACCATCTCTGACATTCTTTCCTGCAGAACCTGGAAAATCTCCTCTTTGTCCATGTTGTTTCCTTCGATCTTAATGACCGGATTCATATTTACATTAATCTCTACCTTTTCTCCACTGCTATTCTGCTGTGTATTGTTTACTGTGGAGGTTACTTCATCTCCTTCCGATGCACCTTTACTACTCTCGCTGGATATCGCTTGTCCCATGACGCTCCAGACTATCGCATCTTTCTTTTCTGGCATCTGTTCCAACTGCATAGAATCTTCTGGGATAAGACTGCTCCCCGCACCAACAGCTCCACCGCTTGCATGTGCTAAAATTTCATCATCGGAATCAAACATCCCCAGCGTTTTTCCCGCCTGCATCCACAAGTCGATTCCTTTTTGTCTGCGCCCCAGTACCGTTGGAATGATATATTCAAGTCCTTCTTCACCAACCCACGACAACTCCGGTCCGTTTGTTCCGACCTCGCCGCCGAAAGCGTGGCCCGCGATCGTCGCCGATACGGATGATCCCTTGTTGGAATAAAATACCGCATTCGGGATATTTCCACCAACAACTCCACCGTTTGCATGAGCGGTTATTTGACCATCCGGCCCAAGAACGCCAAGCGTACGACCTGCAGACTCCCATAATTCAATACCGCGCTGTCTTCTCGCTGGCACCGTTGGAATGATATATTCAAGTCCTTCTTCACCAACCCACGACAACTCCGGTCCGTTTGTTCC